GGAACACGCGTGGGGTCGAGACGGTGGGACGTCTCAGCGGATCGGGAGGGGTCCGCACAATCGAGCTAACATTATTTCGCAGATTACGCAAATTAGCGTTTTCACGTTTAGACGACGCCGCGTATCGAGCGCCGTATCGGCTTATTCCACGATCCGGACGAGCTACGGCCAAACGCCATCGTCGTATGCTGGTTGGCCAAGCAAAGGCAGACAGCATCTGCACGGTCAGGCGAATTGACGCCGCGCTTCTTCATCGCATCCTTGCCCTCAACCTGCATCTTGCCCGATGAGGTAAAATGATACCGTGGGGCCGCAAGGTCGGCATACAGGCCGTCATCCCTCGGCAGGCGCACATCCATGCCCTCAAGCCACTCCTTCGCCTTGAACCACAGCTCAGCACGCAAATTCAAATACGTCTCCTTCTGAGAGCTACGCTCGGACACGTTCAGGCCACGCGCCGGCAAGTCCAGCTCGCGCAGGCGGTCCAAAACGCCAGCGCCAAAGCCGTTGCTGTCAACGATGATCTCAACGGGACGCTTGGACGGGGGCAGGATGTCATATTCCGCCTTAACAGCGCCGGTGAGCTGCATAAGGTCCAAGTTGCGCCACGTTGTCAGCGGGTGGATCACCGGACCCTGCCTGCGCGCCAGAACTGAGCTGTCGTTGCCCTGCCTCGCGACATCCAGACCCCACACCGCCGGCGTGTCCTCGTCAATCTTGATGTCGTTGGCCATCGCATGCTCGATCAGTGCCACCGGAATAACCGTGTCCTCCTCGGATGGGGGGAAGTTACCAAGAACACGCACATGGTACGCGGGGCTGTCCTCGCCGTATCGCTTCTTCATGTCCTCAACGAAATCATCGCTCACACGGGCACTATCAACGCAGCTCACATGCATCGTGTGCCAGTCCTCGCGAAGTCGCGTGTGCGTATCGTAAAAGAAGCCAGTATTACGCGTGGGGTTCCCCGTGAGAACCGTGGTGGCGCTGTGGCCTGACATCGAACCCGACGCAGCCTCAAATACAGCGTTCGGAACACCTGACGCCTCATCCGCAATTAGCAATACATTCTGGCTGTGGACACCGGCAAGCGCTTCCGGCTGCTCAGCACGGGACGTCCTGCACGAAATAAACGTGCTTTCTGGGCTGCTCTTCAACTCAATGCGGTCAGACTTGATCTCCAGCAAATCATTGAACGGCGGCTTCAAACGCTTGGCCACGTTCTTCATCTCAGCGAAGCAGGCGTCAAAAAGCTGCGAGCTGGTGGGGGCCGTGACAACCGTCTTGCTCGGAACACGCATCAAAACGTGCCAGACAGCAGCAATAGCAACTCCCGTAGACTTGCCGACACCGTGGCCAGAACGAACGGATATGCGGCGCTTGTCTGGGTCAGCAATAGCGTTAAGCAGCTCAACCTGCCACTCGTCAGGCTCAATGCCGATCACCTCGCGGGCGAAGGCAGCGGGGTCGCCGTGGTATCGCGTCATCAATTTCAAAAACGGGTTATCTGTAGAATTTTTTTGCGGGGTCATGTTAACACCTATTGCTGGGGTCAGGGGGGGCGTGGAAGTGTGATTAGGTCATTGGCAATTGCACCCCGCCGAAAGTTTTGACGGGGGGGTCAAATCGGCATTTTCCGGCATTTGGCAAAGCGAATGACCTATAACAGCCATTATGTTAATAAACGGGTTCAATGAAATCAATGACTTAGCTAAACTGGACTTATGCGGCGGCGCGAAATCGTTTATACGCGGCATCATCGTTGACACAAATGAGGTGCTATGATACCGCGCGCGCCCGCGCATCCGATTGTGCGCCAATGCGTGTTTTTGCCGCTCACACGTCATCCGCATCGTATGGCGTCACGTCCTCGGCTTCACCCTCCAACACTTCACCAAGCAGCATCGCAGCCTGCGCATGCAAGTCTGTCACGCTGATGTTGATCGCCACGTCACGCTGCCTCGTATCGTATTGCACGTTCAGCTTCGACGCGATCCACTTGTCCGTATCCACCTTCAGCCTGTCAGCGTTCACAGTCGCCGGCTCAGTCTCTTGAGCTGTCCTCACTGCCCGACTTGCGTAAAAGTGCGCAGCCTCTGTCAGTGCGGCCTCATATCGCCCGCGACGACCGTTTACACCGTCGAGCCACTTGTACCACAGCTTGTGCCCGACGTTCATCTTCTTGCAGAGGTCGCGCATGCTTGTGCCCGACGCCAGCTCCTCGAATATCTCGTCCTCGCCACGCGCATCGAGCGCAGCGAGTTTCTCTTTTGCTATTTCACTTCGTGCCATCGTCTATCCTCTCAAAATGGTATCTCGTCACCGCCCAGATCGAAGTTCACCGGCTCGTCTGGCCGCTTCACTCTGGTCACGCTTGCCTCTGGGAACGCCTTAAACGCCTCGGCGGTAAACTTCTCTGTCCAGTCATGCTTCAGAAGCCTTGCAGCGTCCTCGAACGCATACACAACCCAATCAGGATGCTTCTTGCGCAACTCGCTGACGCCCGACGCCGCAAAGCACGTAACATGCCCGCCAAGGTTCACACAGAACCCGTCAGGCAGTAGCGGCTGATGTCCCGCAGCAATCGCCTCGCTCTCCAGCACATCCCACGCCCGCATAAGCTGCGTCGCAATCTGATTGGTGCCAACAACATCATTTGCGTGGACCTTCTCGTACAGCGCCTCGTATGCCGCCTCAAACCTACCCGCCAGCTCTGGTGACACAAGATCGGGCAGCGTATCACCCCAGCGCTCCGTCTTAACTCTCGCCTTCTCATCGAGTGGACGCAACTGACCCCACACGCCAGCACTGATCACCTTCGCCTCGCCCTCAGTTGAGAACGAACCCTTCGCCTTGATCTCCTTGTGCGTTGGACGCTTCTTCGCCCCTGCCTTACCCTTTGCCATGATCCATCTCTCCCACCGCTATTACATTAAATCTTTCCACAGTCATTCTCCCCCAACGCATCCCCTTCCTCCACAGTACCCTATACATAGGGGTACACTGTGGTGGAGAGAATACGGGCTAATATTACCACGGTGCCGCACGTCTTCCACAGTCCCGCAATGCAACTGTGGAACGCCTCACGACAGCACCTTAAACGCAGACACATCGAAGTATGCCATCGGCTCTATGTCTTGCGGATCGTTGCGACGTGTTGTTCCGCCCGCCTGTATATCCATGTCGCTAGATGGCAGCCTGCATATGCCTGCGGCGTCGCTCCACTGCACCGCAAGGAAGCACGGCAGTCCGGTCGCCTGCGTCAGCGTGTTCGCCATCATCACCTTGTAGAGCGAGACCATGTAGGTCGGGTATTGCAGCATCCGCGTCTTTCGCTGCCTCGCCTCTATGAATGCCACGGCGCTGCCGTCTCTGGTTGCCATGAAGTCGAGAGACAGCTTGATCGGCATCTTTGTGAGCTGGCAGTTAAACTCCGCCTCTATGGTGCGCGCCAAGGATTGCTCGTTGTCCCTATCCTGCTGGGTCTCGTATAGCGGCCTCACAGCCCCGCCTCCTCTCTTGTGATCCACTCACCCACCGACACGATTGTGACGTCTCTACCTGCGCGCTTGTCAGCAAATTGTTCGAGGCGCAGCACGCCGGTCTGTATCCATTTTTCCGCGATTGCCTTGGCCCTCGCCTTTTCCGACTTCTTGTCGATGTCCAGCTCAAGCGCGCTGGCGACAGCCTTGCCAACCCAGCGCTTGCTGCGGACGTTTTCGCGGTACGGGTCGCCGTTCTCCTCTGCCTGCCCCACTGCGCGCTGAACCAGCATCGCGTGCTTGGCTTTTACGCCGTCGAATAAATCTGGCATTTTGAATGGGACACACACTCCGATGTACTCTTGGTTTGGGAGCTGCACGCCGTGCATGCGCCTGTAGACGGCCTTCGCTGCCGGCGGTGCGAGATTATTCTTGCCATCATCCACGCGGAATATGCCCCTCGCCTCGATCTCGCTGACGCCCAGCTTCATTGCGTCCTCTTCGCTGACCTTGTTGACAACTCTTGCTGCGCGGGCTGCTGACAGCAGACTGCCGGCACCACGTATGCTGTCAGCATTCGCGTCTTCGCCGTTGCTCTTGCGGACGTGGTGCGTCAACACCATCGCACAGTCTGTCTTGTCACAGACCCAGCGCGCAGCGGAGACGGCGGCATTCATCGCCACGTTATCGTTCTCGTTGATGTCGTTTGCACCAACCCACGGGTCAATGAATACCATGCCGATGTTGTGCTGTTGTATCTTGTCGGACATGTACTGAACCATTTCGTCGTTCGTCTGGACACCGTCACGACCCTGAAGCGCAAACTTAATCTGCACATCGCGGCCAGCATCCACGAACAGACGCCCCTCGATGTCTTCCGCCTTTACATTGTAGTGCATCATTGCGGCTGCGATGCGGCGCTGGGCCTCTTCCATCGGGTCTTCCAAGTTGATCAGCCAGCAGTTTGTGCGCTCACGTACCGGCTCTCCAAGCAAGTCGCGGCCCGTGCAGATCGCCAAAGCCTCTACAATTTGCATGCTTGTCTTGCCCACGCCGCCCTGAGACGCCAGCACAGACACATATGACCGGATGTACGCAGTGTCATACACCCAGCGGCGCTTCGGTATCAGCGTCGGATCGATCGGCGTGAACGCGGTCGGCCACTGCCTCTCGCTCTCCATTTTTTCCTGCACAACGACGGACACGGGTTTTGCGCCGGCAAGTGCCTCACGCAACTTGTCCTCGCCTGCCTCACGCAGATAATCATTGGCATCTTTTACATTCTCAACGCCAAGCATGTCGAAACGCACGACGTGGACCGTCGTTGACCCGTCGCCCTGCAATACGTCGGCGCACTTATCAACGTCGAGGTCTGGGTCGGCGCAGATCGTCACGTCGGACGCCCGTGGCGGTGTGTATGTGGACATGCCGGCCTTGCCAAACGTGCAGACGACAATAGCGTCATCGCGCACAGCCTGCCTGACGCTCAGCGCATCCTCTGGACCCTCAACAATGCAGATCGGCTTGTCGCCCTGCGCTTCGCCCACTTGCATTACGTTTCCGGCAATAACACCGCGCGAATACTTGCTAATGCCATTTACTTCGCGCTTTCTGCCTTCCGGCGTTAAGAGCACGCTCTGGATGCCCTCGACCACGCCCTCCGGTGTAGTTGCGGCAAAGATGATCGCCGGCCCGTCGTAGACGTTCGGGCTAAACTTAGCCACGCCGTCCGCTGTGGACGCTCTCAGGCCGCGCGAGTTCAGATACAGCAGCGCTGGGCGTACGGCGTCGGTGTTCTCGCGTGTGATCGGCACGGCACGATCCCACGCATCACTGGCCTTGCGTATCTTGTCCGCACGGGTCTCGTCATCGCGTGCGATTAAATCTTTTTGAGCCAGACGCGTCACAAGGCGATCCAGCTCGCTGGTCACGTATGGCGTGCTGTCTGAGTTCTCAAGTTCCTTTGGGTTTTCGCCCCCACGCTTAAACCCTGACCCGATCGTCATCTTTGTCTCAATGGCATCCAGTCCAATCTGCTTGGCGGCTGCGTGCAGCGACATAATCGCGCTGTCGATGCTTGCCGGCGCAAGGTGGGCGTGACGCCCGATCGAGAATGCAGCCTTGTTTAAGTTTTCGTTTCTCCCGCCAGACATCGACGAAATAACGTCAGTGACCGCACCGTCTAGTACCTTTTTGAAGTATGCTTCGGACATCTTTTTCCCTTTTTGTAGTTAGTTTGAGGGGCGCAGATTGCGCCCCTCCGTTGTCTTAGAAGCCGAAGTTATTGTCCGCTGGTGCGGCTGCTGCTGGCGCAGGTTCTGCTACCGGTGCCGCTGCAACTGGTGCTGGCTCTGCGCCTTCAGATGGCTTGTCAATCCACTTTGCAATATTGAACCCCACATCGTAGCTAGTCCCTTTGCCGATCAATATCGGCGTTGAAGACGTGACCTGCACGACCGGCACTTTACCAGCCGCAAACTCTGGAGACTTTTCTGCCTCGTTGTAGAGCTTGGCGATAAACTGGCCCAAGCCGTAGCTGTTCCCGCTGAACGTCGCCTCGCGGCCATCAGCCAGCCAGCAGCTCACCTCAAAACCGTTCTTATGGTTTTCGCTTGGACGCTGCGTTGCCTGTGAGGGGCTGGGCCAAGGCTGCCAGTCGCGAACGCCTACATCAATGTGAAGCCAGCCAAATGTGACGTCCTTGATGTCGATAGCAAGCCCGCGATCCATGTCGATCGGCTCATCGCCTGCGTCTGTCTTTGCCCACCAGCGGTTTTGCGGTAGGTTTGCGCGTACATAATTGCTTGCGCCTGCTGTGTCGTTTGATCCGAATGAAATTGGCATGTGTGTCTCCTGACTAGATTGCCGTAAAGTTAAATGCATAGGACGGGATTTGGATCGTTTGCAAGTCACCATA